GGTGGTGCCCTGCATGGCGGCTCCGGCCTGGATGCCCTCCATCGCCTGCCGTTCGCCGTAGGCGCCGCCGCTGGCGACCATCTCCGGCTGGGTTCCGTCCGTGCGCGCAGACAGAGCGCCCGGACCCGAAACGGGTGCCGGGCTGGACGGGCGGCGGTAGCCTCCGTGCTCAGCCATTGCTCTCCTTCTGATGTGGCAGACCGGGCAGGAGTCGAACCTGCAACCTGCGGTTTTGGAGACCGCTGCTCTACCGATTGAGCTACCGGAATAATGAATGCCCATCCCCACGCCTGGGGTTTGCCACCGCTCTCGGGCAGAGAGCGCAGCCGCAAGCGGCTCAAGCGCCCGGCCACACCGTCAGAAACCGTGCGTAGCGGCGACGGTGCGACATGCCAGACACCTGGGGCTGCTGACCCGCCCCCCATGCCGCCTTGTGATCGGCACGGAGGGCGGGCGGTTCAGATCACTGGCGCTTGCCAGTGGGGCGCGAGTGGACTCCAGGGTTCTGGAACCCGCGCTTGCTGTTGGAACCTGTCTCCGGCTTGCGCACGGAGTCGCGGACGGCCTGGAAGTCGTCCGTACAGGTGCAGCCGTACGGGCCGCAACCGCAGTCTTTCATCAGCGGATCACGCTGGTGTTGCGGCCGACGCCAGGGCCGGGACCCTTGGGTGCCAGCTCGCTCGGAGCAGCCTGCACGAAGCCGGTGATCGGCTCCGAAGCATCCTGGTGCTCGCTGAAGATGGTGCTGTCGGACGACTGGATGCCGCCCTGGTCGGACGAGAAGTCCTTGGCCATGATGGGTTCTCCTTGTTTCATCCGGGGCGGCTTGCCACGGAAGATCAAATGGGCTGACGCCTCGAGATGGTGGACTGGAGGTTGGCGTTACCACCAGGGGTCATGCCGGCGAGTGACATCAGCAGGTCACTGGCGCCTCCGCCGCCCTGACCGGGCATGGGAGGCCCGCCCTGCGTGGCGTCTTGGGCTTGCTCGAGCGGGGATGCCGGGGGTGCCGGCACCTCCTTGGGTGCGAACACCTGTTCCATCGCGTCGGCGACAGACTTGCCCTTAGACATCAGCTTGCGGACCTCGACCGCCTGCATCACGAGCTGGCGTGGGTCTTGCCCCATCGCGGCCATCTGCGGGATGGCCTGCGGGAGCATGGCAAGGGTGGCGGCGATGCTGGCGTCGACCTGCTCGAGCTCGATCTGCCGCTCCTCCTGCTCGATGTTGATGTCGACGGGGAGGGTCTTGCGGGCAGTGGACTTGGCGATCAGACCGCCAGCCAGCGCCTGAAGTACGAAGACCAGGCCACGGTTCGGGTCGAGGCCGGCGATGGCGCCGTAGGTCACATCGACGGTGTAGTTCCCGTCGATGTCCTTGGCGGCCGTGTAAGTGTAGGTGCGCGGGGAGCCGTTGTCCTTGATGCGCCGGGTCTTCTTGATGTCGGGCCAGTACGCCTCGTCCATGCGGAAGCACATCTCGAGCACATCTTCGAGGGCCGATGCGTTGAGACGCTGGAAAGTCTGCACCTGGGTGTCGAAGGTGCCCATGAGCGCCTGCACACCCTGGCCGGTGATGATGCTGGCGTCGATGGAACCGGAGCGACCCTCGGGGTAGCGAGACCCGGTGCGCTGCTCTTGGGCCAGGATCTGCTGCTCGGGGAACAGGCCGGGGGAGAGCTGGAGGTTGACGCGCCCGATCTGGCCGGGAGTCTTGGACTGGATGACCGCGAACGGCCCCATCTCCATCTCTTGCACGTCGTCGGGCACCGCGATGGGCGCGTTCACCGACTGCTCGAGGGCATTCATGGTGTACATCTGCACCAGAGCACGGGCGATCTGGACCCAGATCACGTCGTCGTACTGGCCGCGCACCTCGCCAGTCACGGACGGGCGCTCCACGATCCGCACCGGGCAGCGGCCGATGCGGTTGGGCACCGACACCAGCGTGATCTGCGGGTCGAGCAGCACCATCGAGGTGGCGTACTCGTCGTAGTAGCGGACGATCTTCAGCTCGAGCGGCTGGTCGTTCTGGTTGTAGTACCGGGCGCGGATCGCCGGCTCCGCGTCAGGGAAGTCGGCGCACACCTGCTCCAGTGGACAGGTGAACACCTCGAAGTACTCGACCGTGCGGCCCCGGTAGTCCTTGGTGTAGTGGGCCGTGACGGCCTCACCGATGCGGATGACCGGCATGTCTTCGGCGAAGTCCGGCTCCACGATGTAGGCCATGAAGCCGAACGAGCCGTAGCGGTCTGCGCCGTGGAACGCTTGGTCCTGGAGGCGCGAGGACTGGATGTAGCCGTTGGCGATCTGCCCCCGAAGTGCGGTGCGCTTCACGTCCGATTCATTGGACATGTTCTGCGACGTTGAGTTCACCGCTGGGAGTGGTGCCATCACCTCGGCGATGTCGCGCGCTGTGGTGTCGATCAGGTTCGCCACCAATGGGCGGTCGAACTCTGTGGTGTTGAACAGCCCGGGCGCGACCGACTCATAGTCGCCCTTGCGGATGGCGATGAGCCTCATGTAGTCGATGTCGCGCTTGGCGTTCCGTCCCCGGATCACCTGCACGCGATCAGCGATCTGCTTCGCAGAGCGCACCCTTACCTACCCTTTTTCCGTTATCTCGACCCGTGATAGTCAGCCAGCCGTACAGTCGTGCTTTGCTGTGTTCTTCGGGGGGAGACGAACTTGCTGGACCGCCTGAAGGCGGTCACAGAACCTGTGCCCTTGCCGTAGCCCAGGTGTTCCCTGGCGCCGATCTCGAGGAACCACAGCGCCATCACCAGGTCGCACGGGACCTTGTTGGGGTCTAGGTCGGGCGTCCATGTGATGAGCTGGTGGATCAGCGCCTTGATGCCATCACTGTTCGGCCTGGGGAGCTCGATCAGCGGTGGAGTGATCTCTCGCCACTCGCCCTGCTGGTCGTTCCAAGCCTTGTCGTACTCGCCGAACAAGGAGGCGAGCGAGGAGACGCCGAAGCCGGCGTCCCACTTGTTGCTGCCGGTCATGTGCTCGGTGAACTTCACACCCCGGGCCTGGAACCACTGACGCATCTCGGCGTCCTGGGTGAAGAATTGGAGCAGGCCGGTCTTCTCAACCCGCCACTCGTGGACGCCGTAGTGCTCGGTGACCTGCTTCATCTTCTCGACGAGCTGGCCCTTGGTCGGAGCCTTCAGGTTCCAGGCGTTGAGGAGGAACCGCTTCTTCGTGTCGCGGTCGACGGCCCCCACGATCATGCCGGCGAACCCCTTGATGGAGGGGTCAAGGCCGGCGATGATGTACTTGCCGTGCATCCCGGTGTACGGGTGCCCGGCCCGGTCTGACTCGAGCCTGCCGGCCAGGCGAAGCCCTTCGATGCTGCGGGTGACCGCGTGCTCGGGGAACGTCGCGTCGTCGGGGACCGACTTCTGCTGGTAGACCAGCGCCCAGTCGGAGTTGTTGTTGCTGGCCCGGGGGCCAGCCTCGAGGTGGATGCCGTCCCACTTGGAGTACAGGCCGTCCGCGTCGGGGATCGCACACTCGGCCCGGCCGCAGATGCACACGTCGCCGGCTTCGATCTCATCCGGCTTGATGAGCGGGTGCGAAGACCTCGGCCAGAGCGTGACGTGCTCGGTCGGGGTGGCGCCTTCCTCGAGGATGGCGGGGGAGGAGAAGTAGGTCCACGGCGACTTGCCGTTCGCGTAGTTCTCCGGCTTGCGGAGCTCGGAGTACAGGTCGACCGGGGCGATGCGGGTGCCCACCACGATCATGCGACCCTTGGCGACGATGCGGGACTCGACCATCTTGCGCAGCCAGGTCATCTGCTTGGCGTGCTCGGAGACGTTGGTGGTGTCCACGGCGTCATCCACGATCACCAGGTCGGCGCGGCGGCCGTAGATCTTCGACCTCATACCCAGCGCCAGGACGTTGGGGTCCTTCTGGTGGGTGTCCTGGTTGCCGGAGGCTCGGGTGGCGGCACCGAAGATGATCTGCGACTCACGCCACGACTCGGCGTTCGCCTCCCAGCCGCCGTCCGGGGCGTATGCCTTCTGGAGCTCCACGTAGTCCGGCGACGTGAGGATCTGCTGGATGTCGTAGACGATGGAGTTGGCCAGGCCCTGACCGGCGCTGATGACCAGGATGCGGAACGACGGGTCCATGCACAGGCGGTAGACGGCGTACTCGGTCGAGATGGTGACCGTCTTCGCGTGCTCGGGGGGCACGTTGACCAGGAGGCGGTTACGGTTGGCCGGCTCGTAGTTCTGGGCCGGGTGAAGGTCGCGGGGCTCGCGGCCTTCGAGCACGTCGATCCACTGGTGCTGGTGCCAGAAGGTGTCCTGGTGGAGGTACTTCTTGCGCCACTCCGCGAAGCCGATCTTCTCCCCGCGCACCACGTCGTCGCGCTTGCCGCGCAGCTGGCGGGCCTGGTCGACCTTGGCCTTGAACGCCTCGTCGTTGCGGCGCCAGTCCTCGTAGGTCTTGCGGGAGCGGCCGACCTTCTCGAGCGCCGGCTCGATGTTCAAGCCTTCGCGGATCAGCTCGATGAACCGATCCTTCGCCGGCTGCATCTCGTAGCGGCGAGCTCTAGTGGGGCGCTTTCCACCGGGGGAGGTGGACGGGCTCACTCGTCTTCGTCGTCATCCTCATCGCAGTCGCACGAACCGGCGTGCGCCCAAATGCGCTGCGCGTCATCCTTGAACCACAAGTCCAGATATGCAGCAAGGCCCATGCTGCGATGCGTGGGCTGGCCGGATTGCTTGGCGATCAGCAGTTGGGTCTCGCCACTGTCGGCGGCGAAGTCAACAATGCACACGAAGCCCATCGGGAATCCACCGCCATTGGCAGCGAAGTAGTCCATGATCGACTTTTCCACCGTCTCGGAAAGGCTGGCAATCTCGCTCATTGTTTGCCTTTCTCGATTCGGGTTGAATATGCAAAACGGCGACTTCGGGTTAGGCAAACGGTCGGGTTCCGCGCCAGGTGGTCCGCAGGGGCGGCTCCGGGGGAGGCTCCGGGGACTCCGGGCAGGGGGAGCCTCGCGCGGTCTGTGGTTGAGGCACACGCCTCCACCAGAGTCTTCACGCAGCGAAGCTGCTTGCCTCTGCCAAGAAAAATCTTGGAGCCCCTATAGGAACTGAGCGAAGCTCAGTTCCGTACTAGACAGACCGCTTCAGCGGTCTGTCACTAGTAGTAGTTACTAGTGGGACAGACGCTTCGCGGTCTGTCCCTAGCTGTGCGGCTCTCCAAGAGCCGCTAGTCGTTCGGGGTCTTTTCCTTCGGAAAAGAACCCCTCACTATATATAACCCCCCGCGAAGCGCGTTTCGCAGGGGTGGGGAAAGTAAAAACTTTGGAAAATCTGTTTCCGCAGGTCAGAGGGGGTGTAGCACCTGTGCTACAGGGCGCGACACGCCCAACGCAAGGTGTGGAGAGTGACGCTATCCAGTGGTCACAGAGCATACCAACGGTATGCGAACTGGTTCCCGGCAACCAGTCTCAGACGTGAATGGGGTGATTATGGAGGGGGGAGGGGGTCCAGGTTTAAACCCCCCGGGTCAAGCTGAGTGGCAGAGGCACACCCCACCCCCCGGAGGGGGTGCCACCCCCCTCCACCCCTGCCCCCTGCCATGCGGTGAGTTGCCTTGCACTCATCCCCCTGCCACCTCATGCATGGTTGAGCCGTGGTGTGGTGGAGGCAGGCAGAGACTGGCCGTGCCTGCCGATGGATAGGCAAAGGCATGGGTACACGAGACACCGTGTCACACCTCATCTATCCGTGACATGGTGTCACACTCACTCGTGGCCGGCCATTGTTCTGTATCAAGCTCTGTATCAACCTGGACGCTTGGGGTGCAGGGGAATGGTAAAGAATCGCCCGAGTTTGCTGATGTGGCTTGACATTCACACCAATGGGAGTAATGTCCGTGGTGTCGAAACAATCCGACTCCCGATGGAAGGGGAATGCAATGTCTGACTATCGTTTCGTTCTCGACCCGCATGAGGATGGGCAGCCCGTTCTCATTGCCGTGAGTGAAGGGCCGACGTGGAACGGGTTCCGTTCCCCCGTTGCCACTGCCGGAGCGGTTCGGTCGTTCATCCGTCGTTGGCAGTCGGTTGACCCGAACGGCGTCTGGGGTTCCGTGGTGTCGGAAGATAAGGGCGCACCCGTGAGCCTCACGGTTACCCGTTCCGACAGTGACGACCCCGACGAGTGGGATCACTTCCCCGTTGCCGGAGACGTTGACGGCGAACCTGTCTACGACCTGTCTGGCTGGGCATGGGTTGCGGAAGGTGACGAGTAATGGACCCGAACGCAACACTTGAGACGCTTAGGCAACTCTGTGCCGACGTTGAGAACGGCATCACGACGGACCCGGAGCAACTGGTGAGCGAGTTTTTCGACGCTGTGACCGCTCTGGATGAGTGGCTTGCCCGTGGCGGATTCCTCCCGAGCGCCTGGGAGCGTGCATCATGAGGTGCCCCGAGTGCGGCAGTGAAGGCCGCTTCAAGATCGAATGCACCACCATCGCCATGTGGAACAGTGACGAGGACGTGGAGGCCGGAGACCTTGAGTACGGCGCAGACTCCTACGCCGAGTGCTACTCGTGCGGCCACGATGGAATCGTGGAGTCGTTCTCATGACTGCCCACACCTGCGCAGACTGCCGGCACCCCATCCCGCATGGCCTAGCCGTGATCCGCTCGAGGAGCTTCCGACTGGTGTCTTTGTGCCGCGAATGTGGCCCTGGACCGTTGAGCTCGAGGAGGTGGGGCACTTCCCCCAAAGTGGGGGGTTGACAATCACACCAAACGGGAGGATCGTTACCCCCGTCAGACAACTACACACTAGAGAGGGTGACTAGCGAATGACGCCGGCTCACCGACTGGATCAGGGGAAGCTCTGGCCGGTGGGCGCGGCACCGACGCTAGTCGGATGAGTGGAGGGGAGGTTGGGCGCAATGGTCTGAGATCTGACAGCTTGGGTTGGCCACCGCCCACCGGCTCACCTTGGGGCGGTGGCCCTCTCTGGATGCCAGAACCAATCAACGAAAGGGATGAGACACAATGAGCAGCATGACGCAAGACGAGACGTACAACGGGTACGCGAACCGCGAGACGTGGGCCTTCAACCTGCACTGGCAGAACGACCAGGGACTCTACAACGAGACGTTGGCCGTTGCCGCCGAGGCGTTGAACACGTCGGCAGAGGTGACCGACCGCGAGCTCGGCGGGGACGTGGTGACCTACTGGCACGACATGATCAACGAGTGGGATGGGGAGTACGGGACCGGCCTGCCGGTCGGACTCGCCATGTTCCGCGATGAGGTCGGATCATGGTGGCGGATCGACCACGCCGAGGTGGGCGCGTGCGTGCGCGAGTCCCTCGAGGTTGAGGGAGAGTCGCCGGCAACCTGACTGTTTGAGTTGCCCGTCTTCCACGGGGGTGGAGGCGGGTTTCTCTGGGAGTCAGATTGACACTCACACCAAACAATCCGAAAGGGTGAAAGACAATGACGACACGCAACACTGATGGAACCGTGACGCTCGAGGCGTCCACGCTGCACACGATGCTCACGCGAGTGAGCCCGTTCCAGTCCACCGACACCATGACGCCGGTCTTGTGCGGCGCTCGAGTGTTCGCCGATGGAGCCGAGCTGGTGGCACACGCAACCGACCGCTTCACGCTGGGCGAGACGCGAGGCAAGCTCATCGACGACACGGGGGCGCCGTTTTCGGCGCTCATCTCGTCGCCCGACGTGAAGCGGATCGTGGACATGGTGAAGCCGGCTCGAGGCTCATCATCGGTACGGCCCATCCGGCTCACGCTCGAGGGTTCCGCGCTGACCGTGACCGACGAGTGGGGGAGTGGCTCGAGCATGATCGCCCGTGTTCTGGACGGCGACTACCCGCGCGTCTCGTCGCTGCTCACCACTGCGGCCGAGTCCGAGTCGATGCCGGTGGGCGAACTCCACCTGGACCCGAACTACTTCGTGAAGCTGCACAAGTCGCTCGGCTCCAAGGTGAAGCATGTCGCCCTGAAGATGCCGGCCAACCGTCACGGCGCGGTGCTGGTCACGATCCCCGGGGAAGATGACTTCCGGGCGATCCTCATGCCGCGCCGCAACCCGAACGTTTGACCCGCTTAGGTGCTCACCTCGAGGGGTGAGTTTCCTTGGATGGTCAAGTGACAATCACACCGAAAGGATGAGAACATGAGTGGATACGCGAGCAAGGATGAACTGCTGGACGTGATCCGACGCACGATCACGACCAACTACGCCGGCCAGGGCGCCGAAGGGCTGCCCCTCGAGGTGGAGGCGTACAACATGGCCGGCGTCTGCCGTGACCTGGGCGTTTCCGGTGGGAACGGCTACGGGTGGCGCTACGACTACGCTGCGCCCCCGCTGCTCGAGATTCTGCGCGCCAACGTGCGGAAGGGGTGGGCGGCATGAACGCGAACTCCGGCAAGTACGTCATTCACAGGGAAGCCGATGGAACCGACTACCCGTGGAAATTCTACAACACGGATACCGACGACTGTGGATCGTGTGAGTCGTTCGAGGATGCCATCGACACGACAGTCGGCCCCGGACGGCCGAACCTCCCCGTGCGGGTGAGTGAGTCATGATCGTCCGCGCCCTGGCCATCACCGCGTTCGGCGGGTGGCTGCTCATGTGCAGCGCACACGGGTCACAAACCATTGCAAACCAGCACCAGAATCCCCCGATCCCCGCCTGTGCGAACGAGGACGGCCCTGGACCGTGCTACTGGGATGCACACACACGGGGGAACGGCGAGGGTCGCTCGTTCGTGATGGACGCCGAGGGGAACGTGAGCTACCGATGACCGGCCGATGCGTTTGTGCAAGGCACGCCGATGGGAGCGTTACGACGTTCCTGTGCCCGGAGCACGCGGACACTGACCCCTGCCTCACCATGTCCACCGTCACCGGACGACGGCGCAAGGGTTCGATCCGGCGTGGAGTCTGCTCCGCGTGTGGTCACGCGGCCGAGGTTGCGTCATGACCGGCCGGCAGGCGTTCTGGTTCAACGTGCGGTTCTTCCGCGTGTTTCTCACCCCGAAGGCGTGGCACAACTATACCGAAAACGGTACGGATGTGACATTCACACCGAGGGGGCGAGTCCGGTGACCGACGCGCCCGACGCCACGCGCTGCACCGCCAAGCTGGGCGAGCTCCGATGCTCGCTCGAGCACGACCACGAGTACGGATGCGTTTTCGTGTCCGCATGGAAAAACGACCGACATGGAGAGGTGAACTAGAACGATGGTGACCTACTGGAAGGCCACGCGGCCTGACGGCACAGACTTTCGCACGGGGACGGTGGACTACGCCGGAGCCCTGGCTGCTGGCGAGGTGGTGAAGCATCCGGTCAAACTCAAGATCGCTGACCGCTACTCGGCGTCCAAGTACCTGTCGGTGGCCACCGTGCCAACCGACTGCACGGGGTTCGCGTGGCCGTGCCGACTGTTCGAGGTGGAGCCCGTGGGCCGCGCGTGGACCCCAGAGGCTCAATCCATGCCGAATAAGCGCGCGTGCCACTCGCTGCGTGTGGTCCGCGAGGTGGAGTCTCACCTGGTGTTCGGTCCACAGGGTGCGCAGATCGCCGCACTCATCGACGCCGCTGGCCGGCTGACCGGGCCGCAGGTCCGGTCGCTGGATGCGGCGCAGGTCCGGTCGCTGGATGCGGCGCGGGGTGCGGCGCTGGATGCGGCGCGGGATGCGGCGCGGGGTGCGGCGCGGGATGCGGCGCGGGGTGCGGCGCGGGATGCGGCGCGGGGTGCGGCGCGGGATGCGGCGCGGGG